TTTTGAGATTTGTTTTCATAAGATGTAATACACTTGTCAATAGATTTATGAAAGGGTGAAAATTTCTTGGTAAAATCATCCCCCATAACTCTATTGCTTCGATTGATGATATACGGGATATCAAATCCCTCTACGTTCCATCCTGTTACAATATCGGGATTCGTTTCTCTCCAGAAGAGTTGAAATGATTGCAAAAGATGCTCTTCATCTTTGCATTGAATATAAGAGTAATAATTATCAGTTGTATTAGGCTTCGTCCCAAAAACGACGAACGGATTCTTTTCTCCTAAAACCTTACAACCGATTACTAGAATCGGCTGTTGCGCTTTATCGGGAGTTGGAAATCCGGTTTCATCGTAAGCAGTTTCGATATCAATTACTAAAATCTTGATTTTAGAGAAATCAAAGGTAATCGTTTCTTTGTACTTATTGGCAATGAACTGATATAAGAATTGCGTTTGACCAAAGATCTCTTGCGTATCTTGATACTCTTTAACGAATTCTTTTGCCTCATATATATCGTTAAAATCGACAGGAATTAGGGAGTCGCCCATCAATGATACGGTTTTAGCCTCAGTTTTATTTTGTGGATTCTTCTTTACAAAAAGTTGAATCGGAAACTCTTTAACGATTTCCGATTTAGACTTACCCTCATTATCAATATACCTATGAAAGATGCGATTACCAATTTGCTCAATGTTCGTATAAAACATAAAACACTCCTATCACAATAAAAATACATTATACAACAACCTGTTGAAAAAGTCAAGCGCCGGGCATTGCCGTTGTGAGCACCAAACCACTTCCAAAAATTTTATTGTAATTATTTTCAAGATCACGCTTAGGAGTAAATGTAACACCAAAAGCAATATCTTTAAGTTCTATTCTAATCTCTTTTTCTTCCACCAAATAAAGCAATGGCGCTAGAGCCACTTCATTAGATCTAGCAATCACCAATGCTGGGTTTCTAATCACCATTTTTCCATCGATGACATCGGTCATGTCTCCGATAATCAAACCTTGAGGCAAATAAAAGCAGCGAATCGACATAATATTCTCCTATTCAATCACAACAACATCGGTACTTCCCATCCCGCCATTTCTATCCGTTTTTTGTTGAATCGGTTTTTCACGGGGTTCAAAGAGCGCGCGATAAACTGGCACAATTTCCGCTTGAGCGATGCGGTCTCCGTGGCAGATCGTTTGTCTCTGCTGACTATCATTAAAAACCAAAATCATCAGTTGTTTGGTGTAATCTTCATCAATGACTCCCACGCTATTAGAAAGTTTAAGATGCTTTTTTCCTGCTGTTCCACTTCGCGGATAAAGAAGCAACTTAAATTCAGAAGGAATATCGATAATCAAACCAGTAGGAATGAAAGCACTTTCCCCAGGTTCAATACTCACTCCTCTTTCATCTCTTTCTGGGACTTGAAAAACCGATTTAACAACATGCAATAAAAGACGGTTGTAAGAATCTACCACCACAATATCATCACCAAAATAAGCAGGAATATCAAAGCAAGCACTTTTTTCTGTTTGATATTTAGGAGTTTCTACATTATCATATAATTTATGGATACCAACAATCACCGCATTCATATTATTTTCCCATTTAGGAACTTCAATTATAGGTTCACTTTTTTTCAATTGGGTGGGGGTGAGAGAGATTACCCCCATATCAACAAAAGGCTCTTTTTCAATAGTTACAAAAGCATTTTTTGCTTTTTTTCTCATATTTTTTCCTCTATGTTTTTATAACGGTCATACTTCAGTTTTCTTAATTTTTCCGGATCGTATATTTAGCACGGCAGGACCAATTAGATTTTTCAGCATACGAAATCACCACGACATCAGATGTCTTTTCGCTAATCTCAAAAGGTTTTTTCAACTTGACAAGACCCCAATCTTGAAGCAGCCAAGCAATCAATTTGGTTCGTTCAGCATCTTCAGGAGTATAATCAGTCTGTTTCGTCTTCCCATCAAGCAAAAAGAGTTGTTTAAAATGAACGACAGCATATTGCCCGCGCTTATGAAGAATATGAGCACTTTGCCAAAGTGTTGGCTTTTTGTCTCCTTCCTTTCGAGAAACAAGCCCGCATTCTGGTAAGAGTTTCTTTCACTTTAAAAAATGAATCACTATCCAGAGGTTCTATCCAAATGAAGGAATCAAGCAGGTTTTCAGTGTTAATAGAATTGATCATTATAAGTTCCTTTTTCATTATTAGTCATAAATAATAGGTGAGAAAATAATCACTTATTTTCTCACCAAACTCATAATCCCTTTACTGACGATTATGTGATATTATTTATATTCCTTTTTTTGTTTTCTTCTTTTTAGAAACTGCTTTTGCTCCGCCCCTATTAAGGTCTTGATCTATCTGTTCCCATAAATTTATGTCATCAATGATGGGTATAATCTCTCTCGCTTTGATTGTAGAATAACCATAATACTCTTTCAATTTCTTGATTTTCTCTTCTTCGTCCTCGTCCTTCTTTGCCCACTTTGAATAACGCTTTTTCTTATCAACACTATAGTAATAAAAAGCGTAGTTGGCTTCTTTAGGAATACCCCAGTTCTCATTCATTGCTTGGGCGTGAAAGATAAGATCCTGAAATTGCGATAAGGCACGATTGCCCATGAAAGAAGAGTAGTCGCCCAATTCTTCTGTCGTTGGATAATGATCTTTAGAATGTATTAAATTTATAACATCAAATAATCCCATTTTAACCTCTATTCCTGATTTTCCTTTTCCCATTTTACCATTTTTGCTACATTCTCGAATACTTGCCCCACTGCATTTTCAATATCGAATTCAATGATTGTAGAAGTAGAGCCAAATAGCAAAGTATTCATCGTTTCACTGATTGCTTGCTGAACCACTTTTACAATCTCAGCAACAAGTTCTTCATCTAAATCAGGTTTTTCAGCCATAATCGAACGGCTTACGCCATTTATCATCTTTTCAACGATTTCTTTAACGGTTTCGCTATTGGAATGATTGATATAGAGTTTCATAATTTTCTCCTGTTATTTCATCTTTATGCTTGACAATATCTGAGTGAATAATGCTGTCGTTAAGATTTCAACATCTGTCACAAAGGATCGCTTATAATCATACTCCGATAAGATGAGCACAAGTTCAGGAATATCTTGACTTTCGACAAATTCTCCCATTCTGTCAAAAATGGCTCTGATTAAAGTTGAAAAATCAATATCGGCATTCTGGGCAACCCACTTTCGATATTCGCCAAACTTCTTTTCTTTAATCAGTCGCATAACTTGCTTAATGGCTTCATCACTTACTCCGGCAAGCGCCGAAATCTTTAACTCTCCAGAATGACTATGCCTTTGTATCTCATTTAAAATCTTTCTATAATCTGGAAAATACTTCATGACTACTTCGGCAAGATCCTTTTTATTAAAGATAATATCTTCTTCTTCTAAGATATTTTTTGCTCTTTTATTAAACGCCATAATGCTTGCTGTCTTTTCTTCCTTATTCATTGTGAAGTCAAGAACAGCGCATCTACTTTTAAGTGGATCGATGATACGATTGGCATAATTCGCGGTAAGAATGAAACGGCAATTTCCTGCAAACTCTTCAAGAAAAGCACGAAGCGCCGTTTGAGCATTTGCGGTTAAACCATCTGCTTCATCCAAGATAACACACTTAATCTTCCCATCAGCAAAGGAAATCGTAGAGGCAAAAGAACGAATCTCAACTCTGATGGTATCAATGCCGCCGCTTTCCGAAGCGTTAATGAATAGAACATCAATCCCCAATTCCTTGCAAAGAGCTTTGGCGGCAGTGGTTTTTCCAGTACCAGCGCCGCCAATCAATACCATATTTTGAATCTCACCCCTTTCAATCTGTGATTGAAAAAACTCTTTAAGGCGCGGAGGTAATATACACTCCTCAATCGTTTGAGGTCTGTATTTTTCCACAAATAATGAATGTTCTCTCATTGGTCTGTTTCCTTCATAGCCTCGGCAATCTGTTCAGCAGTTAGTTGTGATAGAATTGTTAAAATCAAGTGATTATATTGCTTTTCTGTTAATCGCAAAATAGAACGACTGCCAGGAATAGAAATTAAAATGCCATTGTCAAACTTTTCAACAAGAAGTGGTTCTTCTTTATTGAAAATTTTATCCCATCCCTCTCTAAAGGCTTTCGTTGCTGCCTTGGAAGTAATAGTATCACCAGTTATATCATTCTTTGCTACCATAGTTTTTCCTCACCCACGTGATAGTTGGAGCGAACTGCTCGATATTGATATTATAACTAAATTTTTCGCCGAATGCAAGTGTACATCGAATGCTATCATCAATGTCTAATTTAGATTGGTTCGAATTATTTTCGAACATTTTGATCTGCAAGCAATTCTTCTCTACCCTTGGATTTTCGATATACTCAATATCACCCTTTCCATAAATTTCTATTACCTTTTGAGCAATTTCATTGATGGTGGTGATTACAGAAAAATTATTGACTACCTTATGTGATCCAGGAACTATATCTAATTCTATTAGATTGTTCAAATTTTCTAAGGCATCGCGAAGGCAGATAATGTTAGTTTGAGAAGTTCCGTCGCCATAAACCGTAAGCGGCAAGCCTTTAACGACTTGACAAGCAAAACGATTTAACACGGTTCCAAAAATATGATCGTAATTAAAACGTGAGCAAAGATTAGGATCATTCAACTCATCATTAACGCATTGCCCGAAGATTATACTTTGCTGGACTGTGACCGTTTTTAACTTCCATATTTCTGAAGCCATTTCAGTTAAGCCAAAAGTATGAACTTTAGATTGATGATAAAAATCCAAGGCTTGCATCGGTAACCAAGAATCTTTAACCGCATATAGCATTCCATGATGATAAAAATGCAATATCTTTTTAGTTTCAGGAATAAAACCCGAATCAACTGATTGAAAGACTCCAGCAGAACCAAGGTGAATGACAACGCTTTCAGGACAATGATCTCGGACTGCCCATAGGACATTCAAGCAAGTCTTTTCATTGTTCGTTAGAGTTAGAGCGGCATTCTGAGGATTCAACATTGAAAACGGCGCTGAAGGCTGATGCGCCGCATTAACGATCACATCGGGTTTATATCTACTAATCACCAACTCAATAGCAGCATAGTTGGCGGCATCAACAGAAAGACTTGATAGATTGTGCTTACCTGTTTTACTCGAATAGGATCTAATCCTATCCGGTAAAAAAGGAAATTCGTATAACTCTTTTATACAGAGGGACTTCTGCAAGTCCCTCTTTAGATAAGAATCGACTAAAATAACTTTATCTTCGGAATGAAAAGCCCTGTAAAGACCAAGACTCCAGCCAAGATACCCATCACCACCTAATATCATTACAGTCTTATTCATTCTTGATCTCCACAGATTTTTCAGTTTCTTAGAAAAAGAATTGAATCGATCAGATAAATTATAGATCCATCAGCATCGACATAACTTCTTTTTTTCCCACCTTAAAAATCAAATTATCCAAAAACTCATAGTCAGATTGAGTCTTTGTTTCTTCAACAACTTCGTCATCCTCCTCCTCATCGCAGCAACAAACTTTATATCCCTTGCTCTTTAACTTTTCAATGGTGTCATCAATATAAATATCTGAAGTTGCCATATCCACGACAAAATCGTCCAGATCGGCAGAAGAATACTCTGACATTGCTTGATAAAGATCATCGACAGAACCTATTTCGCATCTTTGTTGATCTAAAATTGAAACGGCTTCATTCATATTACGAACCGAATATTCAACGATTTGTGAAACTAAATCAGAAACTCTTGTATTGGTAAGCATATTAAATTTCTCCAAAGATAAGTGAAACAGCAAATTGACGATAGCGATCAGAAGCTAAGGCGACCACTTCGCCGGGTAAAACGATTTTAGAAATATCAACCACTTCATTGGGGCGCGCGGCGATATACGATGTGACATACTCCCTTATAATCTCCTTATCGTATGACACTTGATTCTGTCCTAATTTATAAAAATTTTGACTCCAAATACGACTATTATCTGATGTAATCACTTCGTCAATGAGCACCAGTGTTCCATCTTCTTCATCCACTGCAAACTCAAATTTGGTATCAGCAAGAATATATCCCTTTGTCAAAAGATGTTTGGCAGCATATTCGTAAAGATAGATAGAATGATTGACAATATCATCCGCTAAATCAGCACCAAGAACATCATAAAACTCTTCTTGTGACATCGGGCGATCATGCTGCCCCATTGACGCTTTAGTCGTTGGAGTAAAACGAAGATAATTAAAGGCTTGCGCTTTCTGCATTCCTTCAGGGAGTGGAACACCATTCATTGTGCCATGTTCTGAGTATTCCCTCCAAGCATGACCATATAGGTAACCTCTAACAATGGCTTCAATAGGCAATCGAGTGTATTTGCGAACGATTTCGCAATTTCTGTAATCATCAGGGTGCTCTACTGAATCAGGCAGAACTTGTCCTATTGAGATTTTAGAACGACTGATATGATTAGGCATAATCCATTTTGTCTTATTACACCAATAGCGAGTCACCGTTGCCAACATATCTCCTCTCCCAGGAATCATCGTAGGAAGAATTGAGTCAAACACAGAGACGCGATCCGTAGAGCAAATGAGTAAATGTTCATTATCTACTTCCCAAATATCTCTAACCTTGCCTTTTTTAATCAATTTCAAAGATGGAAATTCATTCATAGTATAACCTCATCATTTAATAAAGACTTTAGTCCCGATAGGAATTGTTGAAAATAAATATTGGGCGTCTTTTTCTGGC